GTAACGTGTCCCGTCTTCCTGTCTGATGTAGCACATTGTTGTTTCTTCCAACAGTTCATGATTCTTATAAATATCACGGATAGCCTTGTGGATGTCACAGCAGAATACCATAAACAGGTCTGCCATTTCCTGCATCGTCATCCAAACAGGATCGGTCGGTATCGTGACCATTCCTATTTCACTAATTGTAATGATTCCTCGTTCCATGTTTGTATTATTTTTCATTTGTCAGAATTTCGTTTACATTCCTTTTTCCAGCCGCTGTAATTGCCACATTTGAATACACGTGAGGGCATCTCGTCATCAGGCAAGGAGAACTTGCCTTTGGTCGTTTCGGACAATACAGCCAAATCCCGGCTTACTTTCTGGTTGGTGATTTCCGCATAGATTTGGGTCGTCCGAATGGAGGAATGTCCCATCATCTTGCTGATGCTCTCTATCGGAACACCGTTGTTCAGACAAATCAGTGTTGCGAAGGAGTGTCGGCTTTGATAGTAGGTAAGGTGGCATTCCAAGCCGCATTGTTCGGCAATCATTTTCAGGCTACGGTTGAGGTTTCCGGTAATTGGCACATAAAACAGCTTACCGTCTTTTCCTTCTCCGCGATACTTTTCAATGATGCGCAGGGGGATATCTAACAACTTGATATGACACTCCGCTTTGGTTTTCTGTCGGGCAATGTGAATCCACTTGCTGCCATCCTCTTTCGTGATGATGTTGTCCTCTGTCAGGTTAGCCAAGTCAGCCCTCCCGATACCCGTAAAAGTCGAAAAGACGAAAAGGTCTCTCGTATGGCAAAGCCTGTATGTAGGCAGTTTAGCATTCAACAGCTTTTCAAACTGCTCGCCCGTCAGGTAGCGGTGGTTCACCGGGACTTTCTCAATCTTATGTCCTGCAAATGGGTCGCGTTTGAGGATATGCTTCTTCAGGGCGAGCCGAGTCATCTTGTGCAGCAGAATGAGATAGTCGTTGTATGCCGATACCTTCAATCTCAGCACGGTGGAAAGGTAAAACGTGAAGTCGGTCATGAAGCGCATGGTCAGCGAGCGCAACGGCATGTCCTCCATGTTGTACTTGTACTTCATGAAATTGTGGATGTGCTTGCGTGTGGTCAGATAGCGGACATAGCTGTGCCTTGTCCTGTCAATGCCCACACGCTTGGCATATTCTTCGTTATGCTCGTCCATCAGCGCAAGCAGGGTTTCCTTCACCTGCGACTTGCCCGTCACGGCGTTCTTGATGATTTCAGCCGACACGAAGCCGTAACTGTCCACATTCTCCTTGTAGGCGGCATGGGCTTTGGCTTCCAGTGCGGACAGGGCATCATTCAACCGTAAAAGTTCCTTTTTCTTCTCGTAGTCAAGGCTTTCCTTGCGCCCGTCAGTGGAAGCCCTGCCCGTGTCGGCATCCCAATACGCAGGCTCGACTTCCAACCCTGTGGAATACTGGCTGACCTTGCCGTCAAGGGTAATACGTCCCATGACAGGGCATTTGCCGTTCTTCTTCACCTTCTGTCGGTTGATGTAGAACAATAGCTTGAACGTGCTGCGCATGGCTTATCCCTCCATCATTTGTTTGACAATAGCCCTTTGTTTCCAACTTGGATTGACCCTGCGCCGGGTGTTGTCCTTGCGTATCGTGGAAGGGGATGCATCAATCCCGAACAGGGAGAACTTGCCGCCGATGGCTTCATTCAGCCTGTCCACGTCACGGTCAATCTTGTCCTGCGTGACTTTCGCATACCGCTGTGTGGTCTTGATATGTTTGTGCCCCATGATTTTGCTTACCGTTTCGATGGGTATTCCTTGTGATAAACAAATTATGCTGCCGAATGTATGACGTGCCTGATGGAATGAAATCGGACGGTTGATGCCGCACATCACCGACATCTTTTTGAGGTGGCGGTTCATGCTTTCTTTCGTAAGCATGGGCAGCAATTTCCCGTCGGCATCCATGCCCTTGTATTTCTCCAATATGGCGAGCGGTATTTCCATCAGCCTTACACATTCGGGTGTCCCGGTCTTCTGCCGTTCGGTATGAATCCACAGGCTTCCATCCTCCGCTTTCACGAGATTCTTCTCCGTCAATGCCCTCATGTCGCAGTAGCAGATGCCCGTCCAGCACGAGAACAGGAACATGTCCCTCGTGAAATTGCGGTTGGGCGTATCATAAGTCATGTTGGCGAACTTGCCCAGTTCCTCTTCCGTAAGGTACATCTGCTTGAACTCCGGCTTTTGTGGTCTGTAGCCTTTGAACGGGCTGAACGGGATAATGCCACGGAACACGGCAAGCATCATCACGCTTTTCAGGCGGTTTACATGTCCGAGTATGGTCTTAGGCATAAACCGCTTGACGGTGCGCATGTACATGTCGAAATCCTCGATGAAATTCTCGTCCAACTGCTTGACAGGCATGTCTGAAAGGCGGTACTTGTCTTTCAGGAAGGTGGCGAGGTGGCGGTAAGTGTTCGTGTAATGGTAATAGCTGGTTGCGGAACGGTTTACGCCTACGCGCAAGGCATATTCCTCATTATGCTCCGCAAACAGCTTCATGATGGTGTCCTGCGATTCCGCCAGCCCTTGGTAGGCGTTCTTCACTTCCTCTGCCGAAACAACCTCCTTGATGTCTTTAAGTTCGTTGAAACGCTGGCGCAACAGCAGCAGTGTACGTTCAATCTCCCGGTTTGCCATGACCGCCATCCTGCTCTTGCCCGTACACCGTTGTGCCGTGGCGTTCCACAGCCTTACATCTACCTTGAACTTGCAGGAGAACTGCGCGATGGAGTTGTTCTTTCCCCTGACGGCTATCCTGCCCATGAGGGGTGACAGTCCGTCCTTGTCCTGTCCGCTGCGCTTGATGTAGAGCAGCACTTTCATTTCTGTCTTCATTGTCATAACTTTTTTGGTTGCAATATTAGTGATACATTGCCGACCGACAGAATTGGAAACGGGGCAGAACGGCGCAAACGGAACGGACGCTGCTAAATCTGCGGATTTGAAGTCCCTGCCGCACGTATAATGCTTGTTTACAAGCATTAGGAACGCTGTTTTTCAGGCTTCAGACAGGTAGCGGAACAGGTAATGACTTGGTAGCGGAAACCTTGCATTATCCTGCCTTTCCCTGCTGTTTGGCTATAATGGCAAACTACTGTAAAACCGCTGCTTTACAACGTATTGCGTTTGATTCTCTTTATTCCTATCTCCCTTGCTTTGATGCTTCTTTCTTGCTTCACCGGTCTGGCGTTCGCTGATGTATCCACATTGAGACCGGAACATCTGGAGCAGGACAATAACGGTGACTGGTGGATAAGAAAAGGACGTGTAAAACTGGAGAGAATAAGAAAGTCAAGTTCCATAGCAAATGTTCCGCTTCTTCCTGTTCCATTGGCAATACTGAAGAAATACGAATCACACCCGATATGTCTTAAACAAGGGACTTGCCTTCCTGTTGTCTGCAATCAGAAGGCAAACAGCTACCTGAAGGAGATTGCGGACTTCTGCGGCATCAAAAAGAATCTGACCACACATGCAGCCCGACATACGTTTGCTACGACCGTCACGCTGGCCAACAACGTTCCATTACAGGAGGTGTCTGCCATGCTCGGACATGCATCCACAAGAATGACACAACATTATGCAAGAGTCATGGACAGGAACCTGAAGGACAACATGAATATAGTAAGGAGCAAGATGGGGTTATAGAGATAAACCTATCTTATACCTCGCATAACCGTCTGTAATAATATACAGAGACCAGGCACTTTCAAGATGAAGTCATCCTCATTTCTTGCAGCAAAGATAGTTGTTTTTCCGAATGATCGCGCAAGGCGGCCCCTGAAGAGGCTTGGTTGCCTGTGAAAAAATCTTCCTCTTGCTGACGCAAGAGCGTATTTTTTCACGGCAAGCCTTGCAGCAATCATCGGAAAACAAACTGGGGAACGCACAAGAAATAAGAATGCCTACCCACGGGCAGGCCATGTATAACTCAATAAATGGAAGATTATGGAAGCGAACAATGTGGAAAAAAGGTTCAATGACTGGTTTACGGTGTCTTATGACAGGTTAAGAAATCTCGTTGGCAGATACGGGGCACTGGATGAGGACAATTTTCATGACACTTATCTGTTTGTAAGAAAGCAGGTGCTGAATCCGGAAAGGGAAATAACGGATTATGAAGCATACTTTATCGGATGTTACAGGAAAGCGTTCATGGCCAAGTTCAGGCTGGAAAGCAAATATGCCCATCCGGATGAATATTTCTTTCTTCGATGTGGGGAAGATGCGGATTTCCTTTCTCCGGATGACCTGAACAGCTGTGAAAAACTGGTGAAGGACATTCTTAACTTTATCAGAAGAAAGTTCTCCTATCAGGAATACAGGATGTTTACGTTGCGTTTTTATGAATCAGACTTTTCATTCAAGGCGTTGGGTGAATGTATGGGTATATCGGCAAGTGCCATTTCAGGAAAAGTAAACACGATCATGGATACAGTACGGTCAAACCGGGGATTCTCATGGAGAAGCCAGATGCTGGCAGTAGAAGGATTCATATCCTAATCCGTTAGTTTATTGTATCACCCTTAAAACAGAAACTTATGGCACTGATAGTATATAACAAGGAGAACTCACGTCCGCAGCAGGTGGTTTATCAGGGGAAGCGGACAATCAACATGGACAGCAAGGGAACGGTTTACCTGTCAAAGACAATGTCTATTGAACTGGGGATTCTCGGTGGAGGACGGGTTAATTTCGCACACGATGAGGATACGGGAGAATGGTATATCTGCCATACGACAGACAAGGACGGGTTCACTGTATGGAAAGATAAAAGGTGTGCCAGATTCTCTGCCGGATTCATCGTCAGAAGAATCATGCTTCAGGCAAAAGTGGAAAGGAAGACCGTACAGTTTATGATTGCCAAAGCTCCCATAGAGGTGGGAGGTACAGTATATTACAAGATTCTGCTTTCCAATCCGATTTTCAAATAGCAAGAAGATGGCTCAGAAAGATCCATTATCAGATAATGGTGATGGATTTTTCCGGGCTATGTTGTTTGGATTTTTACATCATACTATTTGGAGCATTAGGATATTGTCTTGTCAGGGCATTATATTGGCATAATACTATGTCCTGACAATATTATAATATGGGGGTACTATGTTATTGCAATATTATGTTGTTAGGGTATTATGTTGTTGTGTTACTATGTTATTGTAATGTTATGTTATTAGGGCATCATGTTGTTGTGTTATTATGTTATCAGGGTATTACACTATTGCAATATCACAACAGAGCTTATTTTACATACACACTGATTATCAATATATTACAATCCTCATTAAGCAGCGTATACAACTTTACTATAACAATCTACATACTATTATATGATACAGATTGATATGTAATATCTGTAAATCAGGATGCCATAGTTCAATACAGCATAAAACTTTCAATATTGAATATTTAAATTATCGGCCAATAACTAAATATCAGGCACTCCATTCACACGATATTCAACTCTGCATACAGGTTTGTCACAAACAAACTGATATTTACATTTTTCATCAGGTAAATACGACTCTATTTTATAGCTATAAATGGGCATGGAGCCACAATCCACTTTAAGTGGATTTCTGTTCAAACGAACAGAGCAAGTTGTGTCTTTGTCCGACAGAATATTTTCTGTCAGACAAAGATCTGTTTGGTCTTTTTTTAAATTTAAGAGTTTCAT